TTATTACCTTCACCAATACCCGCACAGTATTTTTCGCTATCTGTACGCCCTAAAATATATTCGAGGTCGCCTAAATAAATGGTATCACCCGTTATGTTGAAAAACATGATAAAGCCTGCATATCCGTCACCATAAACCGCTTTAGTAGCTACAAACGCATTAAAACCGCTTGGTGCTTGTGCCATAATCTCTTGGCAAGTCATCATTACCGGACTGCTACCACTTGACGGGAATACGCCTATTTCATCACTTAAATTTTGTGTATAGGTAATTAGCATTTTCTTATCCTTTCCACGGATAAAACCGTTATTTTATAACCCAGCGCTTAACCAAGTATAGATTAATGCCATTTCTTCATCCGTAGGTTCTTCCTGATTGTAGGCATAACTACTAGTTCCGTTATTATAAACAAATGACGGCTTAGCAATCTGTTGTTCATTATCAACCAAAAATCCGACAGATATTTTAGACAAATCGTTTACACCTGTTCCGACAGCCGAATTAAAGGAATAGATTGAAGTTGTGCCTGTATATAGAGTGAATACGATATGCCCACTGTCAATCTTAACTGTAAGCTTATTACTTTCACCTGACCATAGTATAGGCGTCTCTGTACCGTCCCAAGTTGCAAGTTTACCGAGTGATAATGACAGTATTTCGGGTGCTATCATAATGCTCTGAGTATTGACCGACATTACTTTAGTGAACCTGTAATATCGTATCGGATGGTCTTCGTCATCCAAAGCTATATGATAAGGGAATATGCCATAATAGTATTTCTTATTAGGCTCTATGGTGTCATCAATATACGGAGTTACGCTATACTCGTCCCTTGTTGTACTTCTTACAAGTATCTCACAATCATCCCAAGGATGTACAGGAACACCTTTCTCACTACGGACTACTATTGTACCAGCCCATGTACAAGGCACGGGTCTGTAATTAGCTATATCGGAAGGGTCTGTCCACATTATTTCTACCTGATGTGACCCAACTGACTTAACATATGTCACGGATACGTTTGACGGTTCTTGAAGTAAGCGTATGCCTATGTTTCGACAATACTTAATGAATCTAGTAGCATAATCATCTGTGACAGTTCCGACGCCATCTACGCCGTCGACTGAATTATTTGAGCTATCACCCTTATGCCACCCACTATTCTTTTTTACCTTATACCTAGGCTGTTTCCTATCGCCTTTGGCTTCATAAACATCAACAAACTCTTGTAAGCCCGTAAATGTTCTTTCAAGGATATACGAATATCTATTTTTGATAATCGGAATCTCATCATCTACACCCTCAGTCTCCTCGTCATAATTTTCAATGACTAAGTCAATCCTGTCGCCGACTTCATAGCACAGATTACCCTCACATTCGCTCTCAATAGGATAATACCACATGTGGGTTATCTGATTTCTCAGCTTAAGTGCTGCTTCCTTAATATCGTCCAAACGACCCGATATGCCACTGTCATCTGTAAACACAAAGCTGTCGATTATGTTATACACACTTGGGTGTCTATAGGAAGATGAACCCTCATATGCTCGCCTGATATTATTTCTGTCCCAAATAGCAACATAACCAATACCCCAAACATGATAATCCTCATATACTACAGGTGAAAAGTTATCTTCGTCAGAGATTGTACGCTTCGGGTCTTGGTCATAAGTTTCCAATCCGACGTATTCAAACACACCTGTTCTCCCAATGTGCCCAAATACACCATTAGCTTCAAGTAAGCCCTCAAACAAGAATCCAAAGGTGATTACATCGCTCTCTATGCTGTGTTCAACTTCAAAATAGTCATTAACAAGCTCTACTTCTTGCTGAATCAGAGTATATTCATACCCAGCGCCTTTAATGCCAAATGACGTATAATCATCCTTAGGCGTTGTGAGCCACTCAAACACACCATCACGCAACTCCTTGATAGTAACTGTCGTAACATCCTGATAGAGCGCTGAATACACAGCAAATACATCATAGTCATATAAGTCATGTAATACGTCAAAACAAGTCAAATGGCGTGTTTGTCGGTCATCTGAGTATTCGTCCATCTTAACCACATACACGCCAGCTTGAAATAACGTAGAACTATCATTATCGAAATAAAGGAAAACTTTTATCTCATCATCCTTTAAACTGTCCAATGAAGTGTCGTTAAATATATCAATTTCAAATCGAGAAGGTACGAGTGACCCAAACTTCAGGTTCTGTCCTTCATTCAGGCACTCACTTAAATAATATGAATCCCCGTCTATATCGTCCTCAGTTAAGACAAAATCAGCGCCCGTGATAGTCGGTTCAGCGTTTTCAACGGCTGTTACGGTGGCAGACGAATTGACTATTATAAGATGTACTGTCTCATGTTCTGAAAACAGCTCAGGGTAATCATAAGTCTCAACCATAATCCTATCTCCTTAATAGCCAATCATCTCAAATTCCGTGGGCGCATAAATTAGTGTAGAGCTATTTTCTTCCCTCAGAATCGTATACTCTGTGTCAGGAATATAGAAGTAATCCTCCACATAATCATTCAGTTCGGGAACAAATATGCTCGCCTTTACTTTTTTCTGTCGCTTTTTAACATAATGCAACTGTATTATCTGAAGTATGTTATATAACTCAACACTAGTCATCTGAAGAAAAGTAAATTTGCAATGAGCTACTCTGTGAGGGTAAGTTGTTCTCCTCAACCTACCCTTGCCTGTTCTCTTTGCATCTTCATCTAAAGTGGAATAAGTTGCCTTATAACTACTAAACTCTATGGCTGACATAGGTATAACATAATCATAATCAGCCAACTCACTCCCACTTATAGCCTTTATCTTAACCAAGTATCCTTGATATGCCAATTATACCACACATCCTTTCTCTTTACAATGCACTACTTCCGTGATGTTGCATCTCATATACAGTGGCTTCCTGTTTAACCATCTTAAACAATGTCTTGGAATCGGTTTTAAAATAGCAATCTACTTTAATACCCATTCGGGTAAGTACATTAGCAACAGCCTGTTCAATAGTTGCTAAAGGTGCTTCTACGTTTGTACCGCTTGTTTGGTCACCGACCATTGCAAGGAAAGGCTGATTTGGAGGAAGTACAGCGCCCTTAGCCAACGGTAAAGATGGAACAGGTGCGCCAAATATAGCGCCGAGAGCTGTAGGCAACCACTTAACAAAATTTTCGAGTCCCTTTAGTGCTGAATCTATCAAATGGTCGCTACTTCCACTTGAAGATGATGGATTATAGTAATTATCTAATATGCCCTTCAGTCCCTGTACTACCTGTTTTGCTTCAGATGGACTAAGTGTGCTATATTCTTTTAGTACTTCATCTTTCCAATTTGCATATTCCTGTAATATCTCGTTTGACCAAGGCATCAGTAAATTTTGATTATCTAATGCTCCAACAGTCATACCTTTATTAAGCTCAAACAAGCGCTTCATATAATAATCGCCAAAGTATTCTTCTAAGTCAACAACACTATCTGTCAACTCCTGAGTGGCTTTAATATTGGCTTGTTGCTGGTCATACTGTCTGTCAAGAGCGTCTGATGTAACATCCGTCAGTGCCTGAGTAGCTTTGATACTAGCCTGTTGCTGTTCGTACTGTCTATCCAATGCCTTTGTATTGGCATCAGTGGCTGTCTCAGAACCTTTACTAGAAGCAAGCCATACCTGATACTTCTCTCCGAAGTGAGCTGCATCATCCGCAGCCCCTGAATGAACCTGAGTTACGCCGTCACCTGTGGTCTTGATATTAGGATTAAATTCACTATAGGCTTTCTGAATCCTTGCTAGGATTTCAAGTGCTGTCTTCTCAAAAGCATTCAGTTTTGACACATCTATATCAGGGATAGAAAGGCTCAAGCCGTTGAACGCAACTTGTATCCTACCTGACGCTTCCTCTGACTTGGTAGCTAAATCCTCGCAAGCTGTAGTTCCAACCGTTGACAGGTTTTGCATACGTTCAGTCAGCTTATCAGCCATGTCAGCCGTTACTTTTGTACCTTCAGTTAATGTACCTAAATCTGTACTCATACCCAAAGCACTAGCTGCAGCGACACCAATTGCTCCTGACAATGCTAACGTGGCAACCGTGTCTAAGGCTGTCTTCTTAGTCTGATTCTGAAGTCCTGTATCTTTCTTCTTGAAAGCTCCGAGCAAACCACCTGTTCCACTACCACCTGTAATAGCGCTAACAAGTCCACCTATCTTAGTTGCAAGCAATCCTATTCCAACAGCCTCAGCTATAAAGGTTGCAAGTTCGTCATCTACGGATATACCAAGCAAACCTAAGCCTGCTGACAACGCTAATTTAATACCTAAGAAGATTCCCTTAAGGATTACCCTACCAAGAGTAAGGAACAGCTTGCCAAGTCCATTCTCATTGATACCTAAAGCTATCTCATTCACAGCTTCCACAAGGGCTGGACCTTCCCTGTCTATAAGCACCTCTACTTCAGTAAGCAAATCAGTAAATCCTTTAACGAGGATATGTCCGAGTTCGTAGAAATAGGTATGTCCCGTGGTCTTATTCTTCTCAAATCCCTTGGTAAAGAAAGCATCAAGTAGATTAGACAGACTCGCACCTAAACCCTCAAACGGATTATTATTTATAAATACCTTGATACCAAGCTCTATTAAGCCTTGGAACAGTTCACCAAAAGCTTCACCAGCTCTTGTCCATGTTTCATTCGTGTCAAGGTTCTTTTTAAGCGTGTCTATTGCATCAGCTATAAAATCTCCAAGCTGTCCCCAATTGATGGTGGTTGCGAATGCATGAAGATTGTTAATAGCCCAATTGATAGCATTGCCTATAAAGTTGCCAATAGACCTAGCTAAAGGTGATTCTCCTGTATCATCAGGCATTGTCAATCCATTGATTCCTGAAGTTAGTGTAGTGATGAATCGGGTTGACTTCGCATTGATGTCATCCCAACTGATGCTGTCTAACAGTTCGGCTAACTTAGTTGCAATGTCGAACCCAGCGCCTGAAAGGTCAGCTTTAGCCCAACCATCACGTATCTTCTTAGCAAGTCGGGTGTACCAATTATCTTCAGGCTCTATCTTTACCTTGGTATATTTAACTGTATTCTTGTCTAATGCGAGGTCATTCTTCTGTTTACTGATTACGTTCAGTTTATCAAATGACGCAAGCGCTCCCTCAGCCTCTTTTACGCTCTCCGCATAATCGTAATTAGCAACGGTAGCTTCATAAACATAGTCTTGTCCTGTCAAGGTAGCAAAGAATCTACCAAGCGCATTCATTAGGCTGACTACCTTTTGGATTATCTGATTAACAAGTGGCGCAACAGCCTGTAAAAGTGGCTGTAGCATTGTTCCTGTCGCTGCTTTGAGCTGTTTAAAAGAAGTGCCTAACATGGAGATTGCCTGATTGACTTCGGGTATCTCCTGTGCCATGACTTTAAAGGCTTCCTTAACAGTGCTTCTCACCCTGTTTATCAGAGCTAAGATACTACTTACACCAATTGTGTATCTCAGAATATTCTTCAAGGTACTCTTAAGCGAGTTATTAAACGAACCCGTATGCCTGTTAGCTGTGCGCATGTGGCTTGCCAATGACCTGAATCCGTGCCATAATCTCTGTACTAACCCACCTAAGCGCCTTATAACGGGCGTCAGTCTGTTATTGAGTGAACTAGCATAGCTTCCGATTGTACGTGAATCTTCCTCACGCACATTCTTCATAGCTTCCATGCCTTCAGCTACTCTCTGAGCTTCAGCTTCTTCCTGTTGATATGCCTGATTTAACTGAGCAATGTTCTGACACAGCGTGGTGATTGACTGACTGATAGTATTAATAGTGGCTGCAGCGCTCTTATATGCCTGAGTATCTTTACCTGTGTTATAATCAGCACCTGCATCACGCATCTTGCGCATTTCCTCAGACACGGCTTGCTGTCTTTCCTGAAAGCGAGCTAATTTTGCTTCTTCCTTAGTATAAAGACTAGACCCTTCAAATCCATCAGCTCTAAGCATTTCGAGCTTCCTAAGCGTAACACTAACTTGCTGGTCAAGTGATTTCGATTCTATCTCAAGACGCCTAAACTCTTGTGTAGGCATCTTCATGTTGCCAAGTTCTTCTGTTGATTTGACAACGTTATCCAACTCCTTAACCATACGCTCAAGACCGTGAATAATCTTTAGAGTGCCTACGTCGATTTTAGTAAAATCAACCTGTGCAAGGGCAGACTTTATCTGATTACTGAGATTTTTTGCCTTACGAATCGCTTCGTCAGTCTCAATATTCGCTTTCATGTTGATATCTGAATCAGCCATCTTTATTTCCTCCACCATTATTCCAGTTAGCTTTGATGTCGTCTAGGAAGTCTTTTTCGTCCTTGGTATAGTTGCTACGTCTCTCAAACAGTTCAGGATTATCCTTTACGTATTTCTGTTCGTACTTCTCAAGCTTCTCATTCTTCATAAGCTTTCTACGGATATTAACTACTGTCGCTAATGCGCATTCCCCCATAGCCATATAATAACTCATGAATGTCCACCAATGCAAGTACTTTTCAGCTCTTATCTCTTTGCCAGCCACATTGTTGATAGCTGATATAATCATCAATGCGTCCTTATCCCAATCTATTACTTTGCCCTCAGCTTTTACCCCTATGCTTTCCTGTCCACAGTTAAAAAATAAGAACATTTGCTTGACAGCTTCTTCTACGTTGCCAAGCTTATCTAATTCTTCTAAGCTTGATATATCCGCATAAAAAGTTATGAGACAAGCAAATATTCTTTCATTTTCATCAAGTTCTTCATCCTGTAATAATCTAAAACAGTCCAACACCATACGGAAGTCTCCGTCCTTCCGTATGGCAAAGACTGTATCATTGAGTATCACAGAAGTAGGTAACTCGTACTCAAGCATATTTATTTCTTCCCACTTTTAACATAGGAAGGAAGCTTTTGGTTCAGACGGGACTTCAGCTTGTAGAACTCGGCATTGAGATTGGTTTCGTAGAGCTTAGCTATTGCTGAGATGACATATTCAAAACGGAGCTGTCCTTCAAACACATCAAACATATAGCCGTCTGGAGCACAAATATCTGAAACAGGGGCATCAAAGATACAATCGATTATGCTACGCATTTCAGCATCTGTATCTTTCATGACGTCAATCAGCTTGCCATCAAATACCTCTGTTGAATTTTCGTCTTCTTCATCAACATCCTCGGAATTGGCAACATCATTAATCTTAGTCTTCATGCCGACGAAAAGCTCATAGAGCTTCTTCACGCCATCATTCATCCTACCATATATGCCAAAATCCGAGGTGTTGATATAAAATACACTGTTCTCATCTCCATTCACTCTTACCTTTTTCTTCTTGGTAGAGGATAAATCAAGATTCAGAACCTGTTCCTGAGTAGTATTATCCATATTGTTTTCCTCCTGTGATATAAAAATTGTTAGCGTTTACGGAGTCGCTTTTTGGTTCAGGTTGTGGTTGAGCCGTCAGCTACGAAGTTGAAATCTGAAGTAAGCTTATCTACCTTACCTGTGGTAATCTTGTTACTGAAGTACACTGTAATGGGCATATCAGTATGAGTGTCGCCACCAATGCTGTTGTACACGATTGTACAATCAGTATGCTTTTCAGCTTCATATCCTGAGGTGCTATTGCCCTTGAATGCTGTAATGAGATAGAGGGTAAATCCACTAAGCTCTGACAATGCATTCTTTCTTCTCTTGTCATTCAGGAACTCGGCAAGAGCATCGCCACCCATAATGGTGTAAGGCTCGAAGCCCTGCTGAGGCTGAGACTTGTTAATGTCGGTGTAGTTATGACCTCTGATGTCGGTCATAGTGGTAATGTCGTGGTTGTAATCAACCTGAGAACTCTCAATACGGTCTCCGAGAATCTGTCTCTTAGGCTGAGCGCTTCCACTTTCTGTCCACTCAGCAACTGTGATTAACAGTTTACGCTCGGCTCTCTGACCTGTTTCAAGATTGAACGCCATTTTGTTATCCTCCTATTAGTTTATCGCTTTTGTATAGTCTATATAATCAATCTGAATTGAAAAACTATATTTTGCAAGTGCTGGCTTTACCTGTGTATCAACCCCGTTAAGCACGGGATTGTCGGTAAGAACCTTCATGGAGTCCACAACACACTTTGCTCCTAGGTTCGGGAAATTTCGGTTATCAGCCTGTTCTTCTACCCAATCGATTATCCCTTGAACATCTATCAACTCCTCGATATTCTCATTTGGTATCGTAGGAATATCAGTAGTAGTAGTTGTTGTAACAACCATCTTAGGAATAGGTTGATAAGTAGCTGAACGGAAATCAATCAATGTAAACGTATAGCGCTTCATAACGCTTCCGTTAATAAACGGCTTGTGAACACGTGACTCATTGCCTATAGTAACGAACTGTTTATAATCAGGCTTGGCATTGATAAAGTTGAAAAACAAAGGATTGTTATATATCTGTGGGCAATTGAATAAAAAGTTTAAGACAGCTTCTTCTTTACTCGCCATTTAATTCTCTTGCCCTCCTCTCTACTATCTCCTGACATTCTTTACAGAACTCTTCACCTTGTTCTTGCATCATCACTTTATCCCATAAGGCTGTTGCCTTAGGATGATATTCAGGATTGAAAGACACACCAACGCCATAATATACCTTCTCAGCATATGGAGCTGTATATGTAACTCCCTGAGCTGATACATTATCTAAACCTGACTGTGCGAGTGCGCCTGTCCTGTAAGGAACATAAGGGTCACATCTTTTGGCAAGGGCTTGATGGATTCTGTACATAGTAGTGTCGTCAAACAAGTTATTGATAAGGTCTTCAACACCTGATATATCGACACTGACATTTGACTTACCCATATTATAACCCCTGTGCTAGATAGTGAGGAAGACCTCGTCCAGCTCCTGTATTATTGGAAGCTTTCTGTATCTCCAAACACCCTTGCAATTCTTTGTATTTTTCAACTAAATCGGTTGACCTTTTGCCTTTTTGATATTCGTCTATCTCATCAGTAACAATGCCTTTGACGATTATATCGCCTTGTCCTAAAGTGAAATACTTGGCTTTTCCTTGTGGTGATAGGCTAATCCACAAGTGCTTATCCTTGTAATGTTCATCTTCACGGATTCGGCAAATAATCTTATTAGACTCAAGAACGGTATCTCCGATGGTAACTTTATCGTTAACGTCTTTCCAAAAAGCATTATTTACTACTGACCGATACCAACTAACAGTTTGTGTAGTAGGGTCAACGTACTTGTTATAGATGGTAACAGATGTGTCCCACCAAACAGGATAATTACTCATTTGGATACACCCCTCTGTACAATACCTTTCTGCCCAAACTATCTACCACATTGGCAAGATACTGATTGATAATGTTCTGACACTGAGTCTTTGCGTTTTCAACAATGCTCTGTGCGCTTAGCTTATTATAACTGATTGATACTCCATCATTTGATTGGCTAGCTATACTTCCACTAGTACTTGCATTCGATGAGGAAGTAGGTGTCCCTGTCCCACTTACCTCATCTCTTGCCTGTAAAAGCTGTATAAGCTTATACATACACCTTTTAAGCTCTTCAGGATACTCAGTAGCATCCATCTTCTTAAGTCGGTTAAATGTATACCAATCAACTTGAACAGATGCCTCAAATTCTAAATCATTAAAGGTGGTTTCGTCTAATGCTCCACCCATAGACTGATAATCAGCAAATGTTAGATACATTGAGTCCACCACCTTTCATAAATCACTCTTCAGTTTTATCGCTCTTCTTGGACTTTGCCTTGGAAGCTACGGCTGATTGTGAACTCGCCTTTACTGACGAAGCCTTAGCCTCTGCAAGCTCTTTCTCAAGATTAGCAATGGTAAGCTTGAATGATTCAATTGATTCTTTGAGGGACTGATTGTCTCTCTTAAGAGCTTTGATGGTCTCGGTATTGTTCTTGTAAGCAAGCTTCAGTGAATTGAGGTCTGTAGGAACAGTCTCCTGAATGACCTGTCCACGCTCATTTACAATCCTGTATCCCTGTTGTACACAGGCTTCAATCTGAGACTCATTAATCTCTTTTACCTTATTTCCTTTTTCAGCTAAAAGCATAGTGTATCGCTCTCCTTTATCTTTTATCAGCCGGTAGTGGTTGTTGAGCCATTATCGGAGATATTGAACTGAATTGCTCCAGCCTTGTTGTTAAGAATGAATACATCCTCGAATGACTCCTCGAAGTAGATGTACTTTCCTTCAGAACCAGCGCTAGGCTCGTCAAGCTGTGAGAATGTATAGCTTACGGGAGTAATAACGGCTGAAGGATGAACAAGGAACATGTTAATCTGGTCAGCACTAAGTGCAGGTCTCCAACCCTGAGTGAAGTTGTACTTTGTCTTCATCAAAGGTGCTGCAACACCGATGATTTCAACTTCATCAAGTCTGTCAACAACACGATTGATGTTGGCATTTCTGTCTTCAGCATTGAGGTTACGAACTACTGTCTGAGCTGACTTAAGAGTGTACTTAACCTCATTTGTACAGTACAGGATACGACCCTGAACAGGTACTCTTGCATTGTCCATGTTGAGCATGAGCTTGTCAAATACTTCAAGGACATTTGCTGTGGTGATGATTGTCTCATCAGGTGTATTGCCAAGAGCTACCCAATCGCTGTAAATCTTGGATACTGTGTAAGCATCCATCTCAGGGAACTTCTGCTCCTCATTGAACACCTTAGTGATGTTAGCGATTGTAGTAACGAGATTGGTCTGGTCAACGTCCATAGGATGAACGAGTGTGCTCCACTTTCTCTGATTAGAGAGGGTCTTGGTCTCCCAAGCGTTGTCGTAGTTTCTCTGTGCTACGGCGATAGTATCACGGTCTGAATCAACACGACCTGTGGTTGAGATGCTAGGAATCTCAATTGTCTTAGCGTTAATCCAACGATATACGTTGTTGTTGGGAGTGTTATAGAGAGCACCAAAGTTAAGTGCGTAAGGGAAAGCCTGTGCAAGTGCTCTGCTATACTGTGTTGCGTAGTTTAATGCGTTGGGCATAATTTTGGTCTCCTTCTTTTTATTTTATTTTTTAATGCGCCCTAACACCTGTAAAATTGAATTGGAAGCCACCGTCAGGACTACTTGCATCAGGTCCAGGTGTAGGTGCAACAAATTCAGGTATTGTAACCTTCGGTTGTTCGGGCTGTTGCTCGATAGGAGGCTCAGGAGCTTTCTCAACTACTAACGCATCAGGATTCTCAGCGAAATACTTCTCAGCGAAATCATCTCTTCCGAGAATCTTTCCATCTTCCATCTCAAGCTTACGGGAAATCATTGACTGAGTAAAGTCACGTCTCGCTGCCTGTGAAGAGAAGTTCTTTGTTTGGGCGTATTCCTTTACGGCAAATTCATACGCCTGTGCTTGGAGCTGATTCTTGTAATTCTGTACGTCAGCGTCGTACTTTTGCTGTAAGCCCGTCATCTGATTGCTCAGTTCGGTAAGCTTTGTAGCATCCTGTCCTGCTTCTTCAAGCTTCTTCTGAAGATTAGCAAGGTCTGTATCACGGGTTGTAATTGTCTCGTTCAGTTGCTGAATCTGAGTATCACGTCCTGTAATCTCATTTACCCTAGCTTCAATCTCAGTGTCTTTTGCCTTCAGGTCGGCTTCATACTTAGACTTGCTAACATATTTACCATCAGACAGGTCAGCGAATTTAGCTCCACCAGCCTTTACTGCGGCTTCAAACTGTTCGTAAGTAAGTGTGCCACCCTCGGAAGCATCGAAAATGTCTTTGATGTTCATGCTTTGTTCTCCTTTTGACAATCATTTATATCTGTTATTTATAATGGCGGATTACAGTTTCCGCTTGACTGCACTGTGTTTAATCGTCCACAGTTCGACATGTGGTTAAGCTCCTCAAACAAAGGTGGGGGATTACCCCACCCTCAATGGAGAGCAAAAGTAGACATTCCATCCACTTCCACATGTTTAATTATATCATAATTAAACATAGTTGTAAATATATAATTTAATTTTGTTAATAAAATTTTAATAAAAAAGTACTTGACAAAGTCAAGAACGTGGTATATAATGATTACACAATCAAAAAACACAAAACCTCTTGAAAGGAGAAAACACTATGAAATCAGACAAAGCTTTTTACACAATCAATTGTATCGACATGAGATGCAAGGAAGGCAAAAACACTTGGAAAGTAAGAGAAGAAGAATTATCAAGATATATCAAATGCTTACAGGATGAGGGTTGTCTTATAACTGAAGTTAAATTAATACAGGAGGAGAACTGATATGGCTGATAATGTAAACTTAACTGTACATGTACTTATGAGAGGTAGCAAGAGAACAGGTAAAGTCGATATGACTATGACAGGATTAGGTAAAGGAGCACTTCAGCTTTGGGCTTTACAGAACACTCCTAAGAGTAAGAGCACCATGATATTTGAACGTGAATCAGGAAGATTGGTATTCAAGGCTGTTGGAGACCCTAGTGGTTTTCCTAAAATCTTTAAAGATACCAAAGACGCATTTCTTTTAGAAACCTGTAAGGATTATGGAATCCCACTTGAAACACTTCATGGAATAACAGACCCTAGATTTGACAAAAAGGAGGAAGAATGATTATGAAATGTAAATTTTGTGATAAACGAATAAGTGAAAAAACCTCAGTTATATTCTATATGGGACGTCGTATCAAGAAAGTCGAAGAAACACCTTTTGTAACAATATGCTATAATTGCTTTGACAGACTCATAGATACTATCGATGAGATTGCTGATAAGGAGGAATGACTATGGCTAGCACAGCTCAGATAAAGAAAGTCTATGGCGTAACTATTGTTGAAAACGGCTACTATGATTGGAAAGGACGCTATATCAAGCTATATGATATGTATTCAGCCGATGGCTGTTGTTGGGATAAAGGCAAGCACTCTATAAAAGAAGTATATGAGGAATGCTTATACTGGTCAGCACGTCTCAGAGAGATAAAGAAACTCTGTGAAAAGTGGGACGCTCAGGCAAAGAAAATAATTTAAAAAGGAGATAAATCTTATGGCAACTAAAACAACTAAGAAAAAGAATCATTGGTACGTAATCGTATGTTCAGGCGAGGGTGCTGTGTTTGTAACAAGCATTGACAGCTCTAACAAAACAGCGTATTGGAACAAACTTGAAAAGCCTGAGGAGTTCAGCGAATGCTACGCTAAAGATTTGGCGTTTGGACTTATAGTCAATGGCTATGCTGCATATCCCGTATGTGCACCTATTGACGGCTTAAGTCAGCCCTATCTCTACTCCAAAGGTGGTTTTGAGTGGAAGTGGAACACCAAGAAAGACAATGTTCAGGAGGAGAAAAATGAATAAAACCGAGAAGCAAAGGATAATCGCTACACCCACAATAGCGACCTGTTGGGAAGATTATCCTGGTGGAGTTGAAATCAAGGAGATTGAATATGGCATAGAAGATTATTGTCTTTGTGTCACTCAGACCATGACAGCTAATCCGAGAGCACACAGGGTTCTCATTCATTATGATGACCGACCTTATATTAACATTGACGGCTTCAGGATTTATATGGATGATTGCTTGCGAATGAATGCTTAAAAATATTTTTGAAAAATTTTCAAAAAAGTACTTGACAAAGTCAAGAGTATGTGCTATATTATAATCACAACAAGGAAATAAGTTGTAAAAACCCCTTAGGATAAGGTTAAGCCACCCTCAGTGGTAGTAAAGGATAGACCATTTGACTTTACTCTTTTCAATAAAAGGTGAGAAAAGGGAAACAAGGAAAAGTTTGGAAAACCCACGGGGATGCAAGAAGCGAACCTTAGCAGAGTAGGAATGCAAACACCCTAACGAGTATGGCTGTGAAAACAGTTACAAGGCTACGATGGGATGACGCTCACAAGCTGAGATAGTAAGACTGTAAATTGAAAGTGTGGAACAGAGCCACCACACAGAGACCTACCACCCGTGTAATAAATAGTACGCTAGACCAATAGGGGTTTAAAGTTGGAACGGACTAAGGCTACCCCACTTATTTAAAACTCAAAACACTCAGGAGACGCTTATGATAACAAAAGATATTAAACAGACAACAGTAATCAAGCTTGATTTAATGGACACTATCAGCGATGCAAGTTGTAATGAACTTGCTGACGCAATCTGTGATGCTATCTATAAAAAACTCGATACTAAAAATCACAGCATTGAGTACTATACAAAAAAGACAAAGGAATGTGAATACCAGCTTGTCTTCACAGAGTATGGGACAGTTGATTACTATCCAAGCAATGATTGGTATGAACCTGATGATTGGGACGAGCCTACTACTCTTTGTGAAGATGATTATGATGACGCTGTCAGCGATGTTAAGCATGAAGACAGCCACACTCCTGAAGAAGATGGTGAGTGTATTGATTCGCTTTATGTTATGTCTTGTGAATGGGAGGAATGCTAATATGTACGACTTATATGAATTATGGCAAATCGGTTGTGAGGAAGTGTATGATTATGACCCGTCAGTCGACTTTGAAGAGGAGGCTGATGAAGCGTGAAGAGATACGTGTGTGAGTGTTGTGGGGCTAGTATTAACCCCATGACACTTAAGTGTGAATACTGTGGCACACAGTATAAAGATGAATTTGATAACATTGTCCGAGTTGAAATGTATACAAACCCCGTTGATACTTACATAACTAAGGTAGCTGTTGACGCTAACTTTCTAAATCAAATGGGGGCTGAAGCGACGTCAGCCTATGTTATGGACAGGATGACAAGAGAACTTGCTAACTTTATCACAAAAAACTTGCTGATAACGGCAAAACGTGACTTGGAACACAATGCACAGATATTTTCAGGGACACTTAAAGTTATCAGACCTGAACAGGTTGACAGGTCAATATGGTATAATTGAAAAGAGGAGCTATAAAGCCCCTCTTTTTTTTATTGTTCATTTGCTGTTTTTGAAAGAAGCTGTTGCTGAACTTGCTGAACTTCTCCCATGCCCTCTTGAGGTGTAGGCTGTCCAATATTTGAACCTCCCGACTGAGGATTCTGACCTTTGGTCTGATTCGGCTGACCACCCTGAGGATTTGACTGACTATTAGGATTGTTCTTCTGAATGGCATTGCCCATCATTGAAGAAGCCACCATGTTCTTTTCAATCGCCTGTTGATTCTCTTTCTGTATCTTCTCAAGCGCTGCCTGTGCCTGTCTTTCAGTTTCTCCGAAGTACCACATACGAACTTCCCTCTTGCTTGTCAAACCAGCATTCAGGAGCGTTAAGCGCTTACTTAGCTCGGTATCAGCATCAACAAGGATACTGTCATCCCATGTGAAAGATACATCGTAAAGACCAAGCTTCTTGGTATCTACCTTACCGTCTTTGATTACAACGTCATCTACTATATTAAACAGCGTACAGTAAACGTCCATTGCATATACTACGTCTTTTAGAGCTGATTCAAGAGCCTTCTGTATCTCGGCATTGCTTGAATAGCTTCTTTGCTTAAGAATCTTTATCTCTGTTGCTGTTCTTGCTTCTGATGCTACCTCAGCTAATGTTCCTCTTGAAAGTGCCACAACATCCTCTATTCTCATTAAGATATTGTTCAGACCGTTTATCATAGAAGCATCTCTGAGAGCTGGAGCATAGGGCTTGTAGGTATTCGATTCACCTAAGTCGATTGTTCTGAACAACCTATCCTGAAGCTTACTCATAACACTTCTTCCATTGCCCTGTTCATCTTGCATGAACTTCATAGCATCTCGGTCTATATCAATAGCAAGCTCGCCACCCTCATATTCCCAAAGAAGCCTTGAATATTGTCTGTCAGCTTCTTCTATCAAAGATGTCGCACGTGCAAATCCACTGATACCTAAAGGTGAATGAGGGTCAATGGTGTTAGCATCAGGCATCTTGAAATATCCGAACAAAAGCTTGTCTACATTCTTAATAGTTGTCTTGCTCGGCAAATCCTTCCACTCAGGAACGGATGACAGAGGGATTTCTTTACCCAAACTTGCCACAGCCCCGTTGCTGTAAGAATAAGCGTTACTTCCTTCGCTCTCATAAGCATTGTTTAGGATGCTTACATTGTTGCCCTCAAGCTTATGATATTCAAGACGAGTGTAAATCTTATCCTTATCGGTCTTAGTCTGTATAAAGGCAACCTCAGACAGATTGCCGTTGCTGTCAAACGCAAATGGATAAAAGCAATCAGCCTGAATAAAATCAAATTCCATATTATACTTATCCTCGGCTTCACCTTGCTTTTCAGAATCCATGCCAGCTACGCTCTGTTGCTTGGATTTAGTCACATAAGGTTTGATTATCAACGAACCCTTAGCTATACCAAACTCAATCTGTGTACGGAGCTTAGGGAGTAACTTTTCATGATACTCCTTATTCATAAACTTTGCTCGCTCTTCAGGACTCTTGGCAACTTCCTTTACCAAAGTCTTCTGTTCATCGCTCGCACTTATAATGTTTCCAAATTCATCGCTTATAGGAGGACGATAGTCAGGGTTGATTACTTCCTTTGTCTCTTTCGGAGCTGTAATTTCGGACTGTAGCTCAATCACAGCCATTCTCGCTTTCTCACTTGCAATGAAAGCTGGAAGTCCTAAAGACCTTACCTTGGTAGGGTCTTGATAATCAGGCTCATGTAACCATCTTGCCTTGTCCTCATACATGTTTGTCCACTCTTCGATTGCTTCAGCCATCTTATTGCTGATAGCTGGCTCAATTCGGAGTGTTTGTTCTATAGTTGATTTTAACCCGACCATACGCCTTATCATCTCCCGTATTTTGTTCCAAATATTAGAGAAGAGCATTCGTCTATCTCCTTTACTCTAAAAAATACACAGTCTCCCCCACTCACGGAGAGACTGTGCGAAAGTGATTAGTCTTCTATCAGTGCAGGTGCATCGGATATGATTTCCTCTAAGTCCTCATCAAGCTTCTCATCAGCATTGTAAGGATTCTTAACTAATTCGTCAGCCTGTTTCTTTCCAAACTGTTCTACGAGGATGTTATATTCGATACTACTCAACCCGTCACTTTTTATTGTGTAGCTGTTACGTGCCATTCTTCTGCCCTCCCGATTTGTATATTATTTTAAAGAAGTAGGTGCATACTGTGACTTGGTGGCTGTATACTTAAGACCGTACTTAGACAATGCCTTATTGTACATTCTATCAAACATCTGTACGGAGTACTTTCTAGCATATGCCACAGCCTGTTTGGGTGTCAGAGGCTTTCTATAAGTAGCCTTGCCTGTCTTCTTATTAACAAGCTTAACCTTACCCTTATTCGGTCCAGACTTAAGAGGTGTTACTGCAGCCTTAAGTGCGCTACGGTAAGCTGACTCGAAGTTCTTCTGAGCAAGCTTCTGATTTTTGTTTACCCACTTCCTTAAGCCATCCCTATCAATATTCTTGTTAGCTGTTATCTTATAAAGATAGCCCTGAGAAGTTACGGCTCTTAGCTCCTTGAGCTGAGAATCAGCAAATACCTTTAAATCTTGCATGGATAATGTGCCACCAAAATCCTTGTCAGGATGATAATGAGTAAAACTTCCGTCCTGAAGATTCAATACTCTATCATCAACATTAACGGAATCAGCATCACCAACATAACCGATTATAGGCTCGCCATTAGCGTCATATAATGCACCATGCTCGACGTCACCTTTGCCACCCTCTCTGATATAGTTTTCAAAATCACCAACAGCACCTATGAGTGGTTCTCTCTTGACATCACCACCAACAAGTATTCCTTTTGCACCTGTGCTTCCCATCACGTTCTCCTTTCAGAAAATAAACTTAAAGTTTTCCTTATAAACATTATAGACAACTTTTGACAAAGTGTCAATAATTATTTTATCTTTTTACGTATAGATTCTTCTAACTTAGCAATAACATCGTAATCTTTCCAATATTGTGCCCGAACAGGTTTCTCTCTCGGTTTTTCTCCTGTGCCACCACCTACTAAATAGTCGACATGGTCTACTAAGTTTGGAGCGATATTCATAGCGTGGACAAAGGTGTAGAACTCCTTCAGATATGCTCTGAACGCCCAATCATCGTTCTTACCGCCAACCCAAAAATCTCTATAAATCGGATTGCCTATGATATACTTGGTCACCCAATCAGCACAATCTCTTGCGTATTCATTTGGAATCCTGATGCAAGGGAAAGAGAACCACATATCCTTTCGGTCAACCAACCCTATCTTACCCTCGCCGTCATACATCTCGCTACTGAATCCACAGATTAGTCCGAAATCAACAGCTTCTGTAATAGTCTTGAAATCCTTGCATATACAGACATCATCCTGTAAGTGCCATGTTCCGCCCTCGCCCTCACAGCTTGCAAAGGCGTTCATACAAGCTCTAAGATTACCCTCATGTTCTGTATCTTCGTACACACGTATATCTTCCTGTTTAATGCCTTGTTTCAGCATAGATGGTATCAGAAATTCATCAACATACCAACGTCTCCGTGGTACAGCATGTATTAAGTACTTTGCCATAGATTACCCCTTATGCCTTCTCCTAGCGTCAAGCTCAGTCTGACTTCCCTCACGCATATAATTATAATAGTACATAGGCATGTCCCAATCATAAATCACAGGCTGTTTGAGCATTGCCATCTGATTAAAAGTGACGTCTGAAGATAAAGGCTCACCTGAGAACTTACAGCCTTTGATGAAAGACCTACGCCAACACTTGTTCCAACATGCTATCCAACGCCCACCTCTGTTCCCAAGAGGGTCAGCATATTTCCAACCTTTGAAGATAAAGCTGAAACACAGCACATCAATGTTAGGGTGCTCTTTCAACTTTTGGTCAAGCTGTTCAAGGACATATTCATGTAGCCACCAGTCGTCATCATCCATGAAAAGCACCCACTCGCCTTGGGCTTTCTCAAGCCCTCTGTTTCTTGTTAGCCCATCCCGTCCAAAACCGACTCTTTCAGTGATTGCTCCATATTCCTCGGCAACCTTTTGAGTATTATCTGAACAACTGTCACAGATTACTATAAGCTCATAATCCTTAAAGGTTTGGCTCTTGATGCTCTCAAGTGCTTTCCTTATATAATTCTCGGAATTGTGGGCTGGAATGATTATCGAAAATCTCATTATGCTCTCCTTTCACGCAACGCTGTCTCTGTTATACTCCCGACACGCATATGATTATAAATATAAAGTGGCATATCCCATTTGATTATGTTAGGGTGTCCTAGTTTATCAAACACTTGTCTTGTGAACACAACATCTGAGCCACGAACAGCGTCTGAGAAATAACAATCCTTAACGTATTCCCTACGCCAACATTTGTTCCAAACGGCTGTCCAATAGTTACCTGTGTTATCATAGTATTTAGCATATCGGGTAGTCCCGTCAGCATTCTTAAATATGAAAGAAAAGCACAGAACGTCAACTATAAATCGTTCTGATTCAATTCTATCGTTTAGCATTTCAAGCACATCGTCATGTGCCCAATAGTCGTCATCATCCATGAAAACTAAGTATTCACCCTGAGCAACAGCCATAGCATCGTTCCTAGCTAACCCAGCTCTATTGTGATTACAGGTTAAGGTGATTGCCCCGTAACTCCTCGCAACAAGCTCTGTAGAATCGTCACAGGCGTCACAGACAACTATCAGCTCGTAGTCTGTAAAAGTTTGTTTCTTTATTGATTCAAGTGCTCTCCATATCCGAGTAGCACCATTATGGCTCGGAAGTATTATTGAGAAACGCATTATAAAGCTCCTTTACGTCATTAATATAGTTCCTTTTTTCCTCTCTGAGTGCTTCTCTGTAAGCATTAAAATCAGGCTTACACTGATTATAGTTGTTCAAAACATATTTAACCATCTGAACAGCATCATTAACATCCTCTACCTTATATTTATCCAAGATACCGTTGTCATTATGATAGCTAGCTGTGCCTTTATTACTTGTTAGGATACAGCATCCACACATGACAGCTTCCCTAGGTAATCTTTCACGTCCACTAAAGACGCCAAAGTCCACATAAAGCTTGCTATGCTGAAAAATATCTATCAGCTCTTTCCTTGTGTAGCCCTCTAATGGTCGGAATCGGATACCAAATTCATTCAGGCATTTTGACATTACAACTTCCTGAAAATGAGTAAGCTTTACAGATACAGGATTATAAAGAACCACGTTCTTTCGGTCAAAACCATCTGTCGGAACATCATAGAAGTCGTCATTAAGACAGTCAGCTATTTTCACAGGCTCTATACCAAGCTTCCTGAGATGGTCTATAGCATAATCTGAATTAGCAATATGGATAGTGTCAGGTCGTTCTAAGAACCTATTTCTATCCTTAGGAGCATTATGCCAATCATAAACGTCAACCCCTTGCCAATTAATTGCCACTGTACAATCTTTATATTCAGGCATCAGTACCTGATTGCCCCATACTTCAGGCAACACAATAACTCCCCTATAGTCCTTGGGGAGTATTGTCAGATATTCACATTCATATTTGGCATATTCTTTTGGTTGTGGATTAGTCTTATGTGTGGTATATAGGATTTTTGCATGTGCTCCTACCTTATTAAGATAATGACACAGGTTATGAATCCCCTCAGTTCCACCCGTAGCTAGTCCACCTGGACACACTAGTATAACGTCCATGTGCTCTCCTATTTAGATAGAGATTGTATTATTTGCTCAGACCTCATATCAAGCTCGCCATCAAAATACTTTTCAAGCACTCGATGAGCTAAATACTTAAATTTACGGGTATGTGCAAACAGTGTCATGGAAGATTGAAGCTTTACAGCATCTATCTCACCAAAGACCTTGACAGCGTTATCTGTAGGTAATGCTAAAAGAATGTATAGACACTCTCTAAGGTTATCGGATAAGTATGGATGTTTTACAAAATTTCTAAGCTCATAAAAACTTTGTATCTCGTAGAATTTGGACACATCGCTCATTCCTAAACCCTTTATCTGAGGAAATGTGTACCACATCCAACAGCTTGTCTTTTTGCCTTGTTTAAGCTCACGAACAACCTCGTCATGGTCTTTTAACTGAGCATCAATAAATCTATTTAACTTCAATCCCATCAACTATCAACTACCTTTCCTTTTCTTTTTTATAGCTGCAGCCTTGTTATTGTACATTGCAATCGCTCCACTATCAAGATGATATCTGTTAGGCTCTTGCATATTATCCCAAAGCTTATCATCAGCCTTTACTATCTTCTTGCCCTTGCCCCCCTTTGCTATGAGGGTTATTTTACTACCTGTCCTATCATATACCCTGAAATCGTCAATGGCATTAAATAACTGAGGTATAACTGTCTGTGCCTGTTCACTTGCTTCTAAGATTCTGTTCAGTGGAACGATTCTTCCTGTCTTGTCATATCTGTCAAGCGAACCATCAAGCAATGAATTAGGGTCGGCTGTCATGAACCTCATCTTAGTTGTGTAGCCCCCATCAACTGCTTGCTGAACCTTTTCCATAAACTTGTCATATCTTACAGCCGTACCATCAAGTAAAACAGGATAGTCGTTCTGAACAGCTATCTCATAAAGCCTTTTCTGTAATATGACACTTTCGCTATGATAATAGGTACTTGTCTCGTCGTCTAACTGTGTCTTGCCTGTGTCTGCATATAACAGCCTCTCCTTAAGTGCGTCAGCATCAAGGATTACAGGATTATCATCATTCTGATAATATTCTTCCACGTTCTTAGTGAAGGTACTCTTGCCTGTTGCCGGTCCACCACCTGTGAACATAGCCACCTTGGTCTGTCCACTTGTATAAGGCTTATGTCCCTTAAAGACTTCCTTTATTATAGTGCTGTGAAGTTTTCTACGCTCAGTGCTCAGATTATCTCTTCTATGATTGAGATTATCCCTTACCGAGTTCTCACGGGAATCTCTTATCCCATAAGAAACGTCATAAGGAGAAAGATTGCTAGCTTTTCCGTAGCTAACTCTCTTCCTTCCCTGTGAATCTGTCCAAAAGAAAATATCAAGCTCTGTATCGTTTGATGTTCCCATAGCATTCTCCTTATTCACTTCCCAACTCAGGTACAATTCCATCCTTGCGCTTGTATGCAAAATCCACAAGGTTTAACAGATAACTCTTATATTCGGCATTACTCTTAAATTCTTTCTCAGGTCTTGCCTTTCTGTCGTTAGCAACATCCTCATAAGCTAGCCTTTCTATAATATCATATCTGTCAGATGAGATAGTTTTCATCTCTTCTCCTGTAATGGATGCGTGAATGCTTGTATAGTATTCAAACATCTCTTTGCTCAACCTTATCACCTCCTGATTAATCGGCATATACACAAACCCTATTAAAAATCTTAAATCTGTAAGCAACCTTAAACCACTTCTTATTGTCGGAGGATACCTCAAGATATTCCTTATGCTTGAAAGTCTTATATGTGGAACACATATTAAATTCCATGCCCTCATAAACCTGAGACTCATCAACTGTACATCTTAAAAATTTCCAAAGGTCACATTCTTTAATGTTGAAAACGATATCCTTAAGTCTTAACTGATTAGGGTCGGTAGGAATCCAACCTCTGTCGTTCATGATTGCTGTTGTAAGTTCGCTTCTCTTCATATTAATATCTCCTTTTGTGAGTGTTGTGAGTTTTCTTTGTTGTGAGTATATAATAACATAGTATATAATGTTTGTCAAGTACTTTTTAAAAATTTTTATTTATTATTTTTCTTGTACTTGTATGCCTTGTTTCTCTCAAGTCCTTCCATAGCCCAAGTCTTCTCGTCACCCTCAGGAAGTCTTGCAACCTCTCTAGCATAAACATTAACTGTACTACTAGGAATTTTAGAATAGTATGCTAAAACAGTTTGGCGTCTCTTGGCTCGCTGTATCTGTTTGAGAGCAATAGGGTTGTCAGCCATCTCTTTCTCAAACTCATCTAAGACTTCAGGCTTCAAATCCTTGAAATACTCCCAAGCTTTCTTAGCATAAGCCTCATCTTTAGCTTCCTTACTATCAGGATTAAGCTTTGCTACCTCAGCTCTACGCTTAGCAATCTGTTTCTCCTTAAGGTCTTCATTGTCCTTAGCTACGACACGGTTATAAGCATCCTGTTGGCTTTCACCCTCAAAGATAGGCACATGCTTGCCTTTAATCGTAATCCACTGTGTAACTTCCTTAGCCATTACATTTTCCTCCTCATCTTATTATATCAACGACGAACAAAGGTCTGTTCTGTTCATCAGTCTGTACTGAAACTACTTTAAATGTGAGTCCTCGCTGTAAGGTGATTTCATGCTCATATTCATTAGTCAGCATAGCATTTACTCCGACAGGTACTCTTACTATCATAAAAACAGGCTTGCCACCAAAGAAATTATAATTGATAGTCTTGTCGAAATTAGGTTTATATGTGGTGCTCATATATCCCAAATCAGTAAAGGTCTGCCCAACTAACTCTGATGGATTATCACGATTAT